AACTATTATGCCACTAGCTCAAAGAATTATAAGTGATTTAAATGAATGGTTAGCACCTAGTTTTGGTGATGAAATAAACATTCAATATGATTTTGAAAGTATACCTGCAATGACTGAGAGGCGCAGACGTATTTATGAAAATGTCACGGCTGCAGTCAGAGAAGGTATTATTAGTCGTAATGAGGCTAGAGAGAGATTGGGTCTTGAACCCATAACAGGCGGTGACGAAGTATTTATTGCTGCCAATTTATTTCCATTAGGAGGGAATGATGTTTCAGAAGATAAAGGAATTGATCCAGAGGATGCTGCGAAAGAAGCCTACGGTGAAGAAGCCTACGACTACCAAGAAAAAGCCGAAGTCCGCAAAGACGTCTTCACAACCGAAGAAGAAGCCGACGAAAGGGCAAAAGAAATAGGTTGCGTTGGAACCCACAGTCATACCGAGGGTGGTGAAACCATTTTTATGCCGTGTAAAACCCATGAGGATTATGAAGATGCAACAGGACAAGTGTTAAAAGATTATGTCAATGATGAGGATATGTATTCGCGCAGACGCAAAAAGCCAAAACGCAAAGAAAATATTTTGCCAGAAGAAGAAAAAGCAGAAAGTGATGTTGACACTAAGCCAACAGCTGCAATGGCGGTCAATGCTACTAGAGGTTTAGAATTAAGAAAACAATATAATCGTGGCGGCACGATGGTCGGTGTTCAAAGGGCAACAAGCCTAAAGAACAGAGAAAAGTTAAGTCCGCGCACCGTTAGAAGGATGCACAGTTTTTTTTCTAGGCACGAATCAGACAAAGAAGGCCAAGGATTTAATCGTGGTGAAGAAGGTTTTCCAAGTGCAGGTTTGATTGCTTGGTTGCTTTGGGGTGGCGATGAAGGTCAATCTTGGGCAAGACGTAAAACAGCAGAGTTAGATAAAGAGCGAGATAAGCAGCTTGAGCTAGAAGAATATATCACCGCAGCTTACATTGAAATAAAAAAACCAGTTTCGGCTGCAGTCAAAAAAGGTTTGGCTGAAAAGGTAAAAGAGCACAATGAAAAACATGGTGATAAAAAAGGTAAGAGAGTAACGCAGAGGATGCTAGAGGCAGTTTTTAGGCGTGGGGTAGGTGCATACAATACAAACCCTCAATCAGTAAGACCAAGCGTGAGAAGCGCAGACCAATGGGCGTATGCCAGAGTAAACACTTTTCTCAGGGCTGTCAGAACTGGAAGATTTTCTGGTGGTAAATTTGATACTGATCTGTTGCCAGAGGGTCACCCTTTGCGATCTAAAGATTAATCATATGTGATAACAATATCCAAAAAATCAATTTTAAAACCTGAGTTACTAGCATTTTGTAAACGATATTGGATTTCATCATCGACTTCACTGTCAAATTTATCCAAACGTCCTGCACAAAAAGCCTTATAATGTTTTTCTTTGAGGTATTTTTTCACATACTTTGATTTCGCTGTTTTTTGGACATACTGGCTTCTTTGCCATGTTTTCATTTCCATAGCTTCCTTCATCCTATCGGGTTCAATCGGGCTATATCTTTGGGTAATATCAACCTTAGCAAGACGCCAAACTCTGTCTTTTTTCCCTGTGTGCCAGTTAGCTTGTATTTGGATGCTGTCTTTATTTTTGTTCGCTCCATGTTTTATGGTGCGCTGTTGAAAACTTTGGACACGGTAGCGAGCGTTCGATAGACGGTCTTTCATTTTTTTATGGTCATCAGCCAGTTTTTTGCGAGCATTACGGACAAGTGCTTCTGTTGTTATTTCAGATAAGAATGGCTCAGATTGTGCATCAATTTTTTTGTTCAGCTCAACATAAAAACGAAAATCCATGTTTTCCAATTTGATAAAATTAGGTGCTAAAAAAGTTTCATCATGATTTTTTTTCTTACACTTATTGTATTCTGGCTTTAGCCAAGCAATGGTTAGTTTTTCAATCCTTGCCTTGTCTTCAGAGTCACATAAATAAACAAGGATATTAGCCACCTCATCCCACCAATGTTTTGTAGTTCTGTGACTAGACATCCGATTAGAAAGGTCTTCTGTCATGCCAACATAAAGAGGTTTTTGTACATTATCACAAAGTATATAGACGCAAGCTTGACCGCGTGGGGCTAACCTGTCAACATCCTCTATTTTGTTGCCCTTCTCATCTTCAATAGATTTCGCGTGAAAATATAGTTTACCGTTGGCTTGTTCATAGTTAGCCTGATATAAAGGTGATTTTCTTATGCTAGTGGCTTGCTTGCGTTTAATTGATTCCATTCATTATGCTCCCAAAGTAAGCCCATGCTAAAGGCAGGTGAAAAACAAAAACAGTAAATGCTAGAATTAAAACGAATTGTGTGATAAGATTAATTAAGTTCATTGGTTTCTCCATACGCTAATGAAACGATCTCCCCCAGAAGAGAGCCACCCCATAAAGAGGTGGCTTTCTAATTTAAGAGGCTTTCGCTAAGGCTGCATCCATTATGTTAGAATACCAACTTGGATCGTTTGCTTTTAAAACTAGTACTGGTGCATCATGCTTAACTGCCTCTGCATATTCCTCTACAGTAAAAGCTTTGCAAAGCTGTTTAACGAACTTTGCTTTAGTGATTGGTGATTCAGAGTATCTAAACCGAGCGATAAACAATGGCACAGGCATATCAACACGTGAAGGGTGGCATTTATCTGCACTAAAAACTTCACCGTAAGTTGGCTGACCGTCATAACTTCCGTTATAGTAAAGGTAGCCGCTGTCGAAAGAAAAAAGATTTTTATCAAAGTTTGTCATTTTTACCTCTTTAGTTTGCTTTATGAGTATATTCTGCCTCAATAGAATATTAATGTAAATAGTTTATTTACAAAATAATGCAAAAAAGTAGAAAAAAATTGATATTTCTTTAATTTTCACACTCTGCTATAGTTTTGCTATGACTTTCCCTGTGTTTATTAAAGGCTCTAGAAGCCGAATATCTATTGCAAAAGAAATTAGAGAGGTATCTAGACTTCGTTTGCAGTATGAGAAATCATTGCAAAGCGGTATTATGCGATTGTTTTCAAAGATCGGTAGGGCGGCTGCACAGGAATACAGAGACACAGGTGATGTTGTTGAGAGCATCAAGCCAATGCAGACCGAACTAGGTCAAATACTCTATGCTCACTCTACAGAAGTCTTAACACGTTTTGCCAACAGAGTGTTTGAAAGTCGCAAACTAAGCTTTGATAGCTTGATCAATACGTTTTATTCCAATGAGCAAGCACAGAAAGTGGTCGGGATCACACGCACGACTAGGACTTTAATTCATAGGGCAATTGTTAGCGCGGAAAAAGAAGGTTTGGGTGTAGATCGCACCGCAAGATTGATTACAGAGCGCACTAGTGGGGCAATAGCCAGATCAAGGGCATCTACCATAGCCAGAACAGAAACGCACGCAGCAGCTTCCTATGCCAATCATACGGCACAACGGCTTTTAATGTTGCCAAATCAAAAAAAGCGATGGGTGTCTGTAGGTGATGCCAGAACAAGAGAACACCATGCTTCTGCAAATGGACAAGAAGTCGGCATAGACGAAAAATTTGTTGTGCGTTTTAAAGGTCAGGAAATACTAATGAATTACCCTCACGATGGTAGTGGGGGTGCAGCAAACAATATTAATTGTAGGTGTCTTGCGGTTTATTTTTCTGATGAGGATGAAATCGTTGCTGACACAAGAGATAATATTGATCCTGATCCAAAACCAAGACTGAAATTGACCAATATACAAGAGAATGGAGAAAGTGCGGCTGTAATAAATGATATTTTGAATGCTGAGTTTACTCCCTTATCTGCTCAAGTAGTAGCAAAAGTGATGAAACCAAAAAGTGTTATAGCGGTTACGGAAGCTAGAGGTAGCTTTTATCGCGCTAGAACGGCACACATACAGACATCAAAGCGATCAGCAACGCATGAATATGGGCATCACGTTGACAGGGAGTTTGGAAAACGCGAAGGCGACACCTTTTGGTCTAGAAAAAATTTAAAAACAGCATGGAATGCAGATCGAAAAGCGATTGGTCTTTTTCGTGTAAGTGCAGCAGCAAAAGCAGCAAGACTTAAAAAATTACAAGATGAGCTTTATGATATGGTAGAAACCGAATATGAAAATAGCTTTGGAGTAAAAGTAAAATTTAGAAAGTCACAAGGCTTGGCTTTCAATGGCGCAAATGCCCTATCCGATATTATAGACAGTTTTGTTCAAGGTATTTTTTACAGTGATTATGGAGCTTTTGGGCACGGAAAATCATACTGGCGAAGGAATGACTTCAATGAGGTTGAGGCTTTTGCTGATATGTTTGCGATCATGAATAAACCGCAAGCCAAAGCATGGGCTGAAAAAAACATACCTAATCTTTGGGCAGCATTCATAGCAAAAATGGAAGATTTTAATAATGACACATGAAGAATTTTATAAAGGTTGGGAAAAACTTTACATAGAAAAGTTTGGGGAAGCTCCTGTTTTTGGCAGAGGTTTTATTTTAGATCATGCCGAACAAATCATAGAAGCGATCAAAACAAACACCCCAATACCTTCCCTTCCGACACAGGATATAGTGCTTTAAATCTAGTAATTGCAATTTTATAGTAGTAGTGCTATTTTGTATTTAATAAAATATGAGGTATCGTATGCCATTGCCTAAGCCTAGCGTGGGTGAAAGCAGAAATGA